CAAGGCGGTACTCTGTACATCACACGTTTCATCTATCAAATCTATGGCTTGGCTTACGCCTTGACCAAAGTGTTGATGGAAGACGGTGACCACATCCGTATCGGTAGCACTTTCGCTAAACACTTGGCTCAATCGATGATTGAAACCAAGGAAACTTTGTGCGCTAACTTGTTGAACTTCGCGTTCACCAGCGGCTACATCGGCGGCGACGGCGTGACTTTGATCAACACCGCTCACCCCATCGCTAACGGTGGTTCTTACTCTAACCAATTGTCTACCGCTGCTTCTTTGAGCCAAACTTCTGTTGAACAGTTGTTGATTCAAATCCGTAGCGCCGTTGACAATAACGGTAAGCGTATCCGCCTGAAGGCCGAACAACTGGTGGTTCCTCCTGCCTTGGAATTCCAAGCTGAAGTGATCCTGAAGTCTGTTCTGCGTTCCGGCACCGCCGACAACGATCTGAACCCGATCAAGTCTACCGGCATGTTGCCTAAGGGCACTCACGTCGTGACTCGTTTGAGCTCTTCTAAAGCATGGTGGATTCAAACCGACGCTGAAAACGGTTTGATGTTGGTTATGCGTCGCCCCATGGAAAAATCCATGGAAGGCGATTTTGAAACCGACTCTATGCGTTACAAAGCCACCGAGCGTTATGCTACTGGCTGGCACGATGCCCGTAATATTTACGGTACACAAGGCGTTTAATCTAAAAGATTAATATCCCGGCAAACCCCCGACTTAAAAGGTCGGGGGTTTTTTATTTTAGGGCGATATAATCTAAATGTTTGCATTAATAGGAATAGGAAGTTCGCCCCCAACAGGGCCCCGTCGCTTCCCGGGGCTACGATCAAGCGACTGAGTGGGGCTAAAAACTCTTGATAGGAAAAATCAAATGTCAGTTACTTTTAATCAGCCGATTCGTGTTTACAAATATAACAACCCCACGAACAACGGCGTCATCGCTCCCGACAACACTGGCGCTGTAGCAGTTAGCCAACAAGTCACTTTCTCTGGCGTCAATGCTGCTGGTGCTATCACCACTTACGGTGTTGGCAATGCTGCTTCTAGCCAAGACCCCGTGTGGATCCCCGCTGGTGCTGCTATCACCAACGTGCGCTTGTTTGAAACCACCGCTCCCTCGGCTTTTACTGGCATGGTTATTACTGTTGCTGTTAACGGCACTTCTGTTGGTACTATCACTCCCACCACCACTGGCGGCGTGATTTCTATTGCTTTCACTGCTACTGCAGCTGTTGCAGCATTGTTGGCCAACGTGGGCACTAGCGACGTTCAAGTTACCTTCACTGTTGGCACTACTTCTGGCGTGACTGGCACTTTGGCTGGTATGTTTGATGTTAGCTATGCTGCTCGTAATTTTGACGGTTCGATCACTAACGTCGGCCAAGGCTACACCAACCAATAATTAATTACCTTGGGGGCCTTGTGCCCCCGATTTAACTTATAAGGAATTAATTATGGCATCGAATCTCGTCTCAAATCTCCAACAGCATCCTTCAATTATGCCCTCTGTTACCATGCAGGGCGCATATGAGCCGTTTGATTTACAAGTTGCTCGTAACCAAATTGCTGGTCATCAAACTGTTAGCATTTTTGGTTATCAGGCGTCTGTTGGTACTACACCAATTCCAATTTGGGAAAACGCCAGCACTTATACTTTTCCCACATCAGCATCTACCCTGACTCTAGTTAGTACTTCTACGTCGGATAATACCAGCGCATCGGTCCTTATTAGTGGTTTAGATGCTAATTTTAACCCCATTTCAGAAACGTTGTTTTTGAATGGAACTACGGGTGTCACTACGGTTAATAGTTATTTGCGTGTTAATAGTTTGGTTATGGTGTCTCCAGGCACTAGCCAAGTTACAAATGTTGGTATTATTACCATCAAGCAAAGCACTAATACTTTGGCTCAAATTAACGCTGGCGTTGGTAAATCACAAAGTACAGTTTTTACTGTGCCAAATGGCTATACTTTCTATTTAGATTTGGCAGAAGTCAATACTTCTAATAGCTACACTGGCAGTACAATTGTTACGTATCGTGTTCAAGCGTTAAACAACGTGACCGGTGTTCAATTAACTGTGTTGCAACAACCTTTTGTTTCATTGTATTCAGCTAATCGTGCATCGGATCCTTTTGCGTATACACAAAAAACCGATATTCAATGGCAACTTTCTGCAAGTACAGGAACTATTGCAGCTGGTGTTATTGTAACTGGTAAGTTGATTAAGCTCGACGGTCAAACTGCTTAAATGCCAGTCTACCTTGACACCAGTAGCTACTCGGTTCTGTCTGTAGCGGTCTGTGACCGCTGCAACAGAAAGTTTCCGTATGTAGAACTAATGCCTGACCCGAATTTTCCGGGTATGCGGGTGTGTCAAGATGACTTGGATAACTTTGATCCATGGCGGCTGCCCGCACGTCAAACAGAAAACATTGCATTGCGTTTCCCGCGGCCAGACGTGTCTGTGGCTACGGGCCCGATTGGTGGTGACCAGATTACGACGGAAAACGGATTCCAAAACGGCAATTCGTTGTTTATTGAAGGTACAAGTGGTACGTATGCCAACGGAACAGGCGACCTGAATAAAAACAGCAACGTAGTTCCTTCGCCAATGGTTTTATACCCCTACATTGAGGTTATAACGCCCAATACGGGCCCCAAAGCTGGCGGAACTACGGTTACCCTTACCGGGGCTAATTTTACGGCTGTAAACACCGTTAGGTTTGGCGGCACATCGGCAACGTTTAACCTGATCGATTCGACAACTATTGTTGCAACGTCGCCGGCCTATGCCGTTGATGGTATTGTTGACGTGGCTGTTATATCTCCATTTGGAACCGGCACGTATTACGGCGGGTTTACTTACGTATCATAAGAAGAATAAATGGCTGATCAGAGTATAACACAACTGCCAGTTGCTTTAAACCTTACGGGTAATGAGCAAGTTCCGGTTGTGCAAAACGGGGTTACTAAGCAGGCGTCTGTTTCACAGATTGCCAACGCAGCTTCGCCCGGTAAACTGATTACCAACGTCGTACTTAATCCGTCAAATTATGACCTGATTTTTTATTATAGCGATGGAACAACGTCGCAAGTTGGGCCTATTCCGGGGTTTGTTTCAGCAACAATTGACTCCAACGGTCATTTGATTTTAACTGAAACAACTGGCGCAACTATTGATTGCGGCCAAGTTACCGGCGCCTCGGGATACTCGGGTATTTCAGGATATTCAGGTACTTCGGGATATTCTGGCTCGATTGGTGGCTCGGGATCTTCAGGCACATCGGGATACTCTGGCTTTTCGGGCTATTCTGGGTTTGGATTATCTGGCTATTCTGGACTATCTGGCTATTCAGGCATTTCTGGTTATTCAGGTGTTTCTGGCTATTCGGGTTCTGGTGTATCTGGGTACTCAGGTTCAGGTATATCAGGTTACTCTGGCTTTTCGGGTTATTCCGGTTTAGGATTATCCGGCTATTCTGGCATTTCAGGATATTCTGGTATTTCAGGATATTCAGGTACTTCGGGCTATTCAGGTTCTGGCGTATCTGGGTACTCAGGTTCGGGTACATCGGGATATTCTGGCTTTTCTGGTTATTCTGGGTTTGGATTATCCGGTTATTCAGGATATTCTGGTATTTCAGGATACTCGGGTATTTCAGGATATTCAGGTACTTCGGGCTATTCGGGTTCTGGCGTATCCGGGTATTCGGGCACATCCGGCTATAGCGGTTTAGGGTTATCGGGTTATTCTGGGACCTCAGGCTATAGCGGCGTTTCTGGTATTTCGGGTTATAGCGGAACTTCGGGTTATAGCGGCTCTGGTATTTCAGGCTATAGTGGCTCTGGTATTTCAGGTTATAGCGGAACCTCGGGCTATAGCGGCCAAGTTGGTACGTCGGGGTATTCTGGATTTAGCGGTCTATCGGGTTATTCTGGAACATCCGGCTACAGCGGATCTGGTGTGTCAGGTTATTCGGGATTTAGCGGTATATCGGGCTACTCTGGTATTTCAGGCTACAGCGGTTCGGGTGTTTCTGGCTATTCGGGATTTAGCGGAATATCAGGCTATTCTGGTATTTCGGGCTATAGCGGTTCTGGTGTTTCTGGTTATTCGGGATTCAGTGGAATTTCTGGATTCAGCGGCATATCGGGCTATTCTGGATTCAGCGGCATATCGGGCTATTCAGGATTCAGCGGTATATCGGGCTATTCAGGATTTAGCGGCATAT